CACCTCAGTAGCCGGTAACGATGACGGGACGTTTACCATTACCGGTGTGCAGCACGATCCGAATAAGTACCGTTACATTGACGATGGCGTGCGCATTGAGCCAGCCCCAATCACCGTCACGCCCATCAGTGTGCTGAAAGCACCTGCCAACATCAAAATCAGCGAAGTCAGTTTCGTTGAGCAGGGGTTGTCTGTCTCATCAATGCAGGTAACGTGGGACCGTGTCGAGGGTGCAATCAGCTACGTGGCTCAGTGGCGCAAAGATAAGGGCGATTGGGTAAACGTCAGCCAGACCAGCGCACAGGGTTTCAGCATTCAGGGCATTTATACCGGCGTCTATGATGTGCGGGTGCGCGGCGTTAACGCGGCAGAAGTTTCTTCTCCGTGGGGGTACGCCGATTCAACCTCACTCATTGGCAAAGCAGGTAAGCCGGGTACGCCTGTTAACCTTCGTGCTACCGATAACGTGGTATGGGCAATTGACGTGACGTGGGCGTTTCCTGATGGCTCTGGTGATACCTCTTACACAGAGATTCAGGTGGCCACAACGGCAGACGGGCAGAATCCGCAGTTTCTGGCTTATGTTCCTTACCCAGGAGTGAGCTATCAGCACGGCCCTATGCCCGCTGGTGTTCGCCGCTGGTACCGCGCCCGGCTGGTGGACCGCATCGGTAACACTGGCGACTGGACGAAGTTTGTGGAGGGTGCCAGCAGTGTTGATGCGACCGCGTTGCTGGGCGACATTACCGAGCAGGTCCTGAAAACGGATGCCGGTAAGCAGCTCATAGCCAAAGTTGATACCAACATCGATGCCATGCTGCAGAACGCGCTCAACCTCGACGCAACCGTTGATCACCAGATGGCTGAGTCGGGCAGAAACCGTGCTGATATCCTGACGGTCAAACAAACAATAGCGACAAACGATCAGGCTTATGCGCAGAAGTTTGAACAGGTGCAGGCCACCGTTGACCAGAATACTGCCGCAGTCCAGCAGACATCTACCGCGCTGGCCGATACCAACGGCAAGCTGTCAGCGCAGTACTCTGTCAAAGTGGCCGTGGATAGCAACGGGCGTCAGTACGCTGCCGGGATGGGTATTGGCGTTGAGAACAGCCCTGCAGGTATGCAGACGCAGGTTCTGTTTCTCGCTGATCGTTTTGCTGTGATGTCACAGGTTGGAGCGACGCCGAAAACTTTCTTTGCTATTCAGAACGGACAAACAATCATCAATCAGGCGTTTATCGGTGACGCGACTATTACGAGTGCAATGATTGCCGCCTATATCGAGTCCACAAACTACGTTGCTGGCGCTACGGGGTGGAGGCTCAGTAAAGACGGAACCTTTGAGAACAACGGCTATGAGCCTGGCAATGGACGAATGGTGCAAACAAATAACCAGATTAGCGTTTACGACGGAAATGGCGTATTGCGCGTCAGAATGGGGAAACTCAGCTAATGGCATATGGCTTCGGAACATGGGATGCCAGCGGCGTCGATAATAATACCGGGCTCGTTAAGATAAACGCGCTCGGCGTTATGCCTATTGACGCCACCAATAATTACAATCAGGCATTCTCATTACCTGCCGGTTATTCCCTTGATTACCTTTTTCAGGCCAGCGGTGACAGGAGCGGTAATGGCAGAAAGAAGATCTATGTCAGCGGAGCCAATATGGTTGTCACTCAAGTAGCAAGCTCGGATTTTTCGACTGGCACCTTTCCTAATTTACCCGGCAATATTCTGGTATTCGTGAGGTGATATGGCATACGGAGCGATTCTGACAGATGCTGCAGGGGTGCCTTTTTATATTGGCGACACGATGCCTCTCACCCTACTAGAAAAGCGCGTGCTGAATGTTCCACAAGCATCAGGAAGCGGCGCAGTAATAAACCTATTCAGCAATGATGGAGCAATCAGGTTTATTTTTGCTAACAGCAATGGCGCTCAAGGTAGCAATCTAAACACGTGCGAAGCGCTGGAGCTATCTGGTGGGTTATGGAGCTTAAGGTGCGCTGGACCAGCAAGAACGGTCAATGTTTATATTTTCGGGTATCAGTTTCAGCCAATTCCTGCATGGGGAATTCAGATTAATGACGCTCAGGGCAGGTGCATTCTTACAAATGAAACGAAAGTTCTTCGAGACGCTCAGAATCTGGGCGATGAAGGATCAGATGCAGGCTCAGGCTTTAACGCCAACTTCACGCTAACCGGTGAGTGGGCTGTAGCTCCAGCTTATACTGGAAATTATACCGGAACGGTAAGCCAGGGCGGACAGGTGTACCCAGTTGTTGCACAGTTTGCAAGCAGTGCAAGATTCAACGGCAGCACGACGCAAATTACCAGCGGCTATATTGGAAACCTTAATACAGGAGGCGGAGGCACCGGCACCCTTACCAACTACCGAAACCGCCTGGTAGCTGTAAATGTTCAGAGATATTGAAATTTTCGATCATTGTGATTGATAAATAATGTTGATGGATTTTTGTGTTCTAGGTATAAGAGATAAAATTTTACAAGGATGATGAAATGAAAAAAATTCTCTTATGTCTAGTTCTTTCCACTCTCGCTGGATGCCAGTCATTGCCGCCGCAACAATGTTCAGCAACGGCGCGGGTAGGCGGTCAGAATGTGACGGTGCCGATTTATGGCGTCAAAAAAATGGCAAACCAGACTAAGTATTACGCAGGAAATCCATTCGGTTGGCAGTGGGTATCGAAATCAAACTTCACCGAAAGCACCTGCGAAAAATAGTAAATAACTCAAATCAATGAACCCGGCCACCGCGCCGGGTTTTTTATTGTCCGGAGAAAGCTATGCCAGCAGGCACTATTGCATTAACGAATAACTCAACGGCTGTGACAGGCTCAGGTACAAGCTTCACAACTGAGCTTAAAGCGAACGACTTCATCGTTGCTGTAGTGGGAGGTGTCACCTATACGCTCGGTGTTCAGTCGGTGAACTCGGCTACCGGCGTGACACTGACTACAGCATATAACGGCCCGACCGCATCAGGTATTGCGTGGACAGCTGTGCCTAATGCGGCCCTTGTCGGAATTACTGCTCAGGTAGCGGCTGATGTAGCCAGGGCTATTCGAGGGCTTAATCTTGATAAAGCTAACTGGCAGCAGGTTTATAGTGCGAGCGGGAACATAACCGTTACACTTCCAGACGGAACGACTTATTCAGGCCCATCATGGAATTCAGTGGTTAATTCAGTGGGTGGGAAGCTGGATAAAGCGGGTGGTGCCATGACTGGAGCGCTTTTCCTTCCGGCCTTAGAGATATCTGCGGCAACACCTTTTATTGACTTTCATATCGGGTCTGGAACTTCTGATTACGATGTACGCGTAATAAATGATTCAGCCTCTCAGCTGACAATATCGGCAGCAAATGGCAATGCCTTGATGAGAGTTATCGGCCCTACGCGATCATTCAACCATCACTCTACTAGCCCAATAACAGCTAGCCAGGCACAGCTGGGGGGAGGCTTCCTCGACCATGCGGGCTCACGAACGCGCTTTCTAAACCAGCCTCTCAATGCATCTGGAGGCTTCGATTTGATTGCGCTATATGCCAACGGAACAGCCAAATGTACATGGAACTTTAACGTTGATGGTGGAATAGCCAGTCCGCTGGGAGCCGTGGTGTGGCAGGGTTCTGATAAAGCGCTTAAACACAATATCCATGATGTAGATGGTGGCCTCGATTCGGCTAAATCCCGCTTTATGCAAATCCGCCCAAGGGAGTTTGACTGGAATAATAATGGAAAAAGGGACAGGGGATTTATTGCTCAGGAGATGCTGGCGATTGATGAGCGCTATGCAAACTACTCGTTCAGATATTATGACCCTGCCAATGATGCTAATGACCTTTCCGGTAAAGAGGAGGGTGTCCTAGGCCTTTCAGACAGGGCGATTATGGCTGATGCAGTAGCAATAATTCAAAGTCACGAAGACACCATTAGCGAGCTGAAGGAAATTATCAAGGCTATGGGGGTCAGGCTAAAAGACCTTGATGGTCTGGACGGATAAAAAAGCCCGGCGACCGGGCAATGACTCATCCGCGCCTCTCTGAGCAGACTGCGGGGTGGGTCATTTGAGACTAGTCACTCCCCGCCACGCCCGCACTATTAAAATCCCTTGCCGCTCAACCCCTTTACAAATCTGTGGACTGGTCCGCCTTGATCAATCATACCGATCGATATTACTGTTTATACATACAGTATTTATCAGAGGAGGATTTATCATGGCGAGAGAAGGTGACATTAAGGCGGCATTCATGACTGCCATGAAACGAGAGCCGGGACTGGGAGTCATCGTCAGGACTCAGGATTTTGTCAATCAGCTGGAGCTGGTTAACTGGCACTTCAGCCTGCGGGAAGCTAACCAGTGGATAAAGGCAAACACGGCGACGTTCCGCGATGCATCGACTCAGGAGGGTGAGGCTAAGACCTACCGACAGTTCAACCCGAACGGGGGAATCTGATATGGGCTTCCCATCACCTGCGTCTGACTATGTTGAGGGTCGTATCGACCTGAACAAACTTCTTATGCCTCACCCGACTCACATGCTGATGATCGAAACGCCGGTCGGCTTCGCGATTGTTGACAGAACGGTGCAGGGCAGGACAGGCGACAAAGTAGCATTCCAACTCGGAGACTATTCGCAGTTGGGGAGATTGTTCAAGACAGGGATTATCACCTCAGACGGTGAGACGATCGACGGAGAGGGTATGGAAGGGATTATCGTGCTGGGCAAGGTAACAGCCGAGGTCTTGTCAGTGCATGAGCCTACTAGGCCGATAATTTAAGCAGAATCATTCATAATATGGCACTACATCTGCTGCTAACTTGTTGAATCTGAAAGAGCAGACTATGTGACCATATTATGAAACTTTAAGCTAAATCACTGATTAACCTTATTGTAGCGCCTGATTTAAAATCCCTCGGCTGTAAGGCTGTGCGGGTTCAAGTCCCGCCCCGGGCACCATATCGCTTTACCAATAAAATCAATGATAAGCAGTGTCGTCAAGCCG